TTTAAGAGCATATATACTAAAGCCAGTATCCCCACTTAAATTTCTTCCAGAATGAGGTGGAATGTATACGGAAACTCTTTGCCATTGTCTAGCAGACGTTGCTGGAACTGATCTATCTTCTGCATCTATTACTCCTGTAGTATCTATAGCTAAAGGGGCTGGATTTATAGCATATATATCCATAGATACTATATAGCCTTTTTCTACATCGTATGGAGTTTGTGAAACTGTTAAGTACTTTGTTTCATTCCAATATTTTATATTTTGAAAATAACAACATGTTTTGCCATCGAAAGTAGTAGCGTTTATACTTCCTGGGTTATTAGAGTTTTTTACAGTATGATGAACAAGCCCCTTTTTAAAATTAGAGTTTATAAGGAAGTTTATTCCTCCTATTTGAAGATTATCTAATTTAGTTTTAGTTTCAGATACTGTAAGAGACATACCATTTAAATCTCTTTCAAAGTTATTTACTTTGGTTGTAAATCCTGTTATTAACCCAGTTTGTTGATCTATTAAAGTAGTATGCTTTCCTATAGTACTTTTTAAGGAGTCTACAGTTTCAACAGTCCTATTATAATCATCTTTAAGTAAAACTGTTTTACCATCTTTAACTATTTGAGTGTTATTAATAGCAGTACTAATTTGGCCTTGTATAACACCTATAGTTGTACTATGGCTTTCTGTTAAAGACTTATTGTTATCTGATTGGCTTTTCAAAGAATTAAAAGCCACATCTAAAGTTTGATTAATTCCATTTATTTGAACCTTAGAACTTTCTATTTTTGTATATCCATTGTTTATTTGAGTTACAACACTGTTAATATTTAACTTATGGCCATCAATATTAGCGTTATCAGAAATCATATCATCTCTGATTATTTTATCCTTTATACCATTAGCTTTAAGTCCAGTAGCATCAAACATTAAATTACCACTAGCATCCCAAACATACATATTATAATCATTAGAGCTATCTTTACCTATCTGCACTCTTACTCTATTTGTATCTCTAATTTGAATAGTATTATCTGATATAAGCATATTTCCACTATCAGATGTAATTCTAAACTTATTAGTACTAATATCACCTGCATTAATTTTAGCTACATCTAAATTAGCTATCATGGCATTAGTTATAAATCCATTAGATATCGTTAATTTATCTGATGTTATTCCACCAGCTTGTATATTTTCAGAACTTAAATTACCATTTATAAGAGTATTTATTTTACCTACATCAACTTTTAATATTTGTATAGTTGCATTTAATGCATTTAAAACTGTTATATCTGCTTTATCTATCAATGCTTTTTTTATACTAGCTTGTTTTATAGAAAACCTTTCTAAAACTTTAGTTACAGATCCCTTACTATCAAACTTTGATTCTTGATTAGTGTTACCTTTGGCTTTTATTTCAGATGAAATACCATTTTTATATGTAAATTTTTGCTCCATGACTAAAGCATTATATATATTTCCTTTTAAATCTGTTAGTTTTAATATATCTCCTGCCATTATAGCAGGATTTCCTTTCCATTTAGCTGTATATGGAATATATCTAAAATCTTTATATTTAGAATATATATCATTTAATATATCCTCTGTTATTATTGGATTATCAAATATAATAGAATTGCCGTCATTATCTCCAAGGCTTATTTCTTCGTCTCCTTTTTGAGCTATAACTTTTTTAATTACACATTCCTTTGATTCCATATCTAACTTAAATATATTTTTAGGTGTTATTTCCTGTATTGTTATATTATAACCTTTTATCTCTAAGTTCCCTAGTCTGTCAAACCTTGAATACGAACCACAAAGAGAAGCTATAATCCCTATAGCTTCTCTCAATGAATACCCTTCTAATTTTTCAACTTGATAATTAGGTAATTTACTTGTTAAGTTAACATTTGCTTTTCTACAAATTTCTAAAGCTATATCATTTATATTAGCCGGATACGTCAGCTCTGAAAAATATGCTTGCTCTAATTTAACCATATTATCAACACATTCAAGATTTATAAATTTACCTTCAATATTAGCTTTTAATACTGTGAATACACCTAGCGGAATATATTCTATAGTTTTATCTATATATAATCCTACATATGGTTTTACAATTGTATTATCAAATAATTCACCTGTATTTATCAACTTAATATTAAAGTTACTAGAACACATTGTTCCTATAGACAAATCACTTCCAGGATTAACTGATTCTTCTAAATTCATTTCATATATCTTGCTTCCGTTATACTCTTTTCCGTTTATGATAACTTTAGCATTGAACATTCGACCGCTTAATTTGTTGATTTCTTCATTAAATTTATCTGATACATTAAACAAATCTCTCCCTCCTTTCTTTATTAATTTTTAAATAACTTATTCTTCTTCATCTATCATATAGTCTATGACCATTAATTCGGCTGGAGACATATCACAATTACTATTATATAAATCATTTATATTAAATTTATGAATATCTATATTAACTTCTATATCTAAAAGTGAATTTATTTCTTTATTGCATACATCTATAAATTCTTCTTTAATGTCATATGTATTATCTTTATTTAATTTTAATTTTCCATCTTCATCTTTAACACAATATTTTTCTATTATTTTTTGTCTTTCAGAGTTATATATTTGTAACTCACTTTCTATTTTCTTTATATTTTTAGCTAGAGCATAAGATAATTTACAAGGTAAACCTTGTTTATATGCTATATTGCTTAATTGTTGTGATTCATTTACTAATTTTCTTAATGATAATTTCATAATACTTTTCTCCTTTTTAAAATATATTTATTATTTAGCTGCTAACTTGTCCTGTTCTGCATATACTACATCTTCAAAGTCTCTCATATCTTTTCTTATAGCTTCTTTATTTTTACTATATAGTTCTTGATTTTGTACTGATTTACTTATATTCTCTTGTGTAGTTCCGTCTGTACTTAAACTAGCACTCATATATACAACTACTTGTCCATCAATTGTTGATGTGCCAGATATAGTTATTGTTTTATTTGTATTTAACATTTGTATCATCCTTTCCATATTATATTATTTATTTTTATATTTCGATAAAATTTGCAGATAAACCTTGCCACATATTACTATTAAAGTCGAATGCAGGAACACTCCTATCTCCTACATAAAAAGTCTTACTTGTAATTCCTTCTATAGGATCTGGATATGTAACTGTAAATTCAGTTCCACTTGCAGATTGAAGTATTGCTTTTATTTCTTTAGATGTTAAAGGCCCCCACTCACATTCTAATTTTCTTGTAACTCTTATCCTATCACGAAGCATGACTCCTAATAAATTTCTCCCTGTGTTTTCTCCATCTAAATCCATTATATTTACTTTAAAACTTTTAGGAGCAGTAACAGCCGCTCCATTTATTAAAATACTCGTTGTTGCCACCTCCTAAATATCTAATAATTGGACTCCAGCTTGTTTATTAACTTTATTTATAGCCTTTATAGCAACTTTTCCAAAGTCAGTTTCACTAACTTTTAATATCACATTATTACTTTCTCCATAGTCTGAATCACTTGTATTGCTATAATTATTATCTCCTTTTACTTCTTTAAGAGCGTCCACTATAGCTTCTTTTAACTTATCTAAGTACTCAGAATTATTTAAACTATTTTTATTATCATCTATATCTTGACCTAACATAGTTAAACTTGGTTGCTGTAAGATATTGCTCGGAACCATCAACATATTATTTATTCTCTCGGAAAGTTTATTCGCTAATAAATTCAATCCTCCTGTATTGTTTTCTAATGGCACTACAGCTTCGGTTCCCGCTTCTCCTACTACAGCTTGAGTTGGCTTGTCTATAATACCACCCTTAGCTAGATAAGGCATTTTAGGAAGATGTACTCCAAAATGTTTACCTCCTACAAAGGGTACCCAACTTGGAGCTGTAAAACTTATAGAATTTAATCCATCTATAGCCATATTTATAAGGCCTATAACTCCGTTAAGTGGAGCTTTTGCTATTCCTGTTAAACATTGGAATGCACCTTTAAATATCTCTTTTACTCCATTCCATGCCCTACTCCAATTGCCAGTAAATACTCCTGCAACAAAATCAATAATTCCTTTAAAAACATTCTTTACTCCACTAAAAATATTGCTAACATTTCTTAAAAATGCATTTAATAAATTTCCTAAAGCACCAAAACTTTTAGACCAATCCCTTTGAAATACTCCTTTCAACCATTCTTTAAAATTATTAAATACATCTTTAATTCGTCCCCATATTTCTATTGCTTTGGCTTTTATGAAATCCCAATTTTTATATAGAATTATTCCTATAGCTATTATTGCACCTATTGCTACTATTGCTATTCCTATTGGACTTGTTAAAAAAGCTATTGCAGTTCCTAAAACAGTAGTTGCTGTTGTACTTATTGTAGATACAGTTGTCCATATTTGTTGTGCTAATGTCCAAAGTTTTAAAGCTCCTTTAACTAATTTTATAGATATAATTAAACTTCCTATAACCGTTATAATAGTGTCTAATACTGGTTTCCCTTCTCCAAGCAACCATCCTATAAGGTTACTAAAAGCATCAAGAACTGTTCCAACTACATCAGCAACTTTTGCAATTACTGGAGCTATTGCATTTACAAACCAATTAACCATAGGAGCAACGAAATTTACATAAATATATCCAGCTAATTCAAATACTTTAGCTCCTAATTTTATAAAACCTTGGAATAAATGACTTCCTCCATTATCCCAAACATAAACTAACTTTTGAGATAAATTTTCTAATACTCCTGATGTAGCCTTTAATATCTCCATGAACGTAGATGCTACTCTTGGACCAACTTCTCCCCAAACTTCTCTAAAGGAATCTCCTACTTTTTTTACAATTGTAAGTAAGTTTAAGAATGTATTTGCTAAACTTTGTACTATAGCTGTTCCTATTCCTCCAGCATTCCATGCATTTGCAAATGTAATAGCAATATCTCCAATTATATTAAATATGTTTTGTAAAATTTGAAGTATAACAACTAAAATAGCTTCTCCTGTTCCATTGGTCCATACTTGAAGGAAACTTCTACCTATAGATTTGATTAATTCCCAAATTCCATGTAATGCATGTTTTATACTTGCAATTGTTTCAGCTCCTTCTCTTGCCCATGCATTTTTAAAAGGTTGAAATATTTTTGATATAATATCTTTTAATTTCTCCACCATTGAATTTATTTTTTGCATAGCTACACTTGTTGGGCTCAAATCTATATTAGGAGCAACCATTGGTATTGGATCTATGCCTCCTCCACCGCCTCCTCCTTTTGGAACCTTTGGTATTTTATCATCATTGGGATCATTTAATTTATTTATTTCATCAAATCCTGATAAAGATCTTTGTATTTTCTTTTTAGTTTTTTCAGCTGAATCTCCTATTTTATCTATAGCACCCGATGTTTTCTTTCCTTGCTTCTCCATACTCTTCATAGATGCTATAGATGCATTCATATTTTTAGCTGCTCCAAAACTAGCTTGATAGGTTTTGCCAAATAAAGCACTTACAAATGCAGCAATATAAGCCGTTACAGTTGCTAATGCACTCATTAAAGCATTAAGTGCAGGCAATACCGCTTGATAAATAGGCATAAATGCAACTATAAGATTGGTTCTTATTTGTTGTAAGCTATTTGAAAATTGTGCATTTGTCATTAAAGCACTTCCAATATATCCTGCAACTGCACTTATACCCTTCATAATTACTGGAAAAATCATCCCCCACATAAACATACTTCGTATAAACATTCTTGTTGAACTTCTAGCACCATTCATATTTTGCCTATATCTTTGGGTAGAATTGCTTGCATTTTTCAAATTTCTAGTAACTCTACCTATTACATTAGACAACTTATTCATGCTATTACTTGCTTGATTCATTCCACTTGCTGAATTTTTTGAAGAATTACTCAATCTTTCAAATTCTCTATCTAAATCAGCTAGTTTAAATCCTGTTTTGTCCGATTTTGCTATTAATTTATTTATCGAAGATTCAGTTTTTAATATTTGTTCTTCTATTCTATTCTTTTTAGTATTACTAAAGGTTGAGTTATAAGTTTCTCTTAATCTTAATAATTTTTCCTGTTGTTGTTCTATACTTCTATTTGTTATATCTAAACTACTAGATAGGTTTTCTATTTTTGATTTAATTCCCTCCATGTTAATTGAACTTACCTTATTTGGAGGTCCTCTTGTATTTACTACTTTACTGTTTGTTTGGCTTGTCATAGGGATTTCTTTTGTAGGCGAAAATTTCATTGGAATTTTTACATTTTTAGCATTAGCCATTATATTTTTTATATTTTCTAAAGCCTTACTTTTTAATTCTTCTATATTTTTTAAAATATTCGACTTATTTTTTTTAACACTAGAGTTTATACTTTCATCAATGTTTCTCATAGCTCTATTTACTGACTCTGAAATACCTTTAGTTATTGAATTCCCATCAAAGTTTTTAGATATTCCACTTAATGATTTATTTATTTGAACTCCTATAGAATCTGTCATTTTCTCAATTTGTTTACCTAAATCATCACCTTGAACCTCTAAGTCGAGTGTTATTTTACCAACTGAATCTGTATCAGACATTATCTCACCACCTTCCTTTTCAACAATAAAAGACATTTAGTTATTAACCAAATGCCTTCATAAATATATCTTGTATCTGTTTTATATCTGCTTCTATTTCCTCTTTACTCATACTTTCTAATTTTCTACTTCTCCAGTCATCTCTAATTTTATGCTGTTCTTTCGAAAAACTTTTTAATATATTTTCATCTTCTTCACTTCTTATACTTACAATTTGACCTAATGGTGTTTTTGGCATTATTCCACTAAGTAAAGTACAAAACTCATCCCAACTCATATTTTCTTCATTCCTTAATCGAATTCCATATTGAGTTGTAAAAGAAGCATCTATTAGCTCAAAATCTTCAAATAAGTCATACCATTGATTATTATTTATCTTTTTGAAATCGATTAGTTTCTTCTTCGTTTATTGCCTCTACTTCTTCTAGTTCCAAATTAGATATAGCGGCCATTATAGTATTAACAATAATCCCGTAAGATTCTAAATCTAATCCTAAACTTTCTATATAATCAAAAGCATCTTGTCCTAAAGATGCCTTTATTATCTTGTCTAATAATTCAATATCATCCATTTCACCTTTTTCAGCCTTTTTTGATAAAGATTGTATATATATAGCATTATTCTTAGTGTTATTTATTTTATACTCATGAGTATCATCTATTTTTATTATAGGTCTTTCATTTGTTAATTTATTCATTATATTATATATCTTTGCCATAATATTCCTCCTATAAAACTTCCGTTGTACCTGAACCTGGTGTATATTGTGGTTTACCATCACCTTTTAAATCAAATTCAAGTGGAGCAACTTTTGTACTATCATCCCCACCTACATTCTTAACATCTATTACACAATCAAACGCCAATTTTGAACCATCTGGGAACTCTATTTCTCCCTTTGTACTGCAATCTAAACCATCTTTCCACGCAGTAGCTGCTACATAATCATTTCCTGGATCCCCTACATTTCTTTTTCCTTTTAAAGATATAGAAAATGATTTACCTGTCATTAAGCTTCTGCTCCATCCAGATGTAGTCATAGATGTCCAATCTTCTACTTTACCATCTATCTTTATTCCGAAGTTTTCCATATCAGCTATAGTTTGCATATCTGATGTTTGACTTAATCTTCCTTTTACTCCTATCTTAAATTTAAGATTATATACAGGAAAAACACCGCTAAAATTAGTCATGATTTTTCACTACCTTTCATGTATTATATTTGCTTCAATAACATATTCGTATATACCGTTTTTATCTGTTCCAACACTTATAGGCTCATTATTTCTCATATCGAAATTTATAACTCTTTTAGATCCTATAATTCCTTTCTGTCCAAATAATGTATTATATACTTCTTGAGCTTTTTGCTCTGCTCTATTAGCATTTTTCCCCCAATGTATTAAAATAGAAATGGACTTGGTAGAATAGCTCGTATGTTCTAATCCACCTAAGGCTATGTTATTTTTAGGTCCTTGTATATTATAAATGCCTATACACTGCTCCTTATTTCCATCTATTTTACCTATATACCATTGAGGACAATCTATTTTACTTTTTAAGTATTCTCTAACTTCTCCTAGTAACATTATTTTATCAATCCTTTACTAAGTAGTTTTAAAAATTGTTTATAGGTATCTATTACAAATTCTTTATTATCTCCATCAACATAAGATTGCATCCATTTGCCTTGTGCATTTATATTTTTATCTTTTCTAAAATTATATTCTGGATGATAATATAATCTTCTTGCATATGGAGTGTCAAAGTTTATAGATGTTATTCCTTCACTTATTTTTGATAAATCAACAAATCCACTTCGTTCTAGTTCACCAGTATCTTTAGGTACAACTGCACTTGTTTTAATATCACTTAAAATAGCTTCTGTAGCTTCCTCTAAAGCTTTATTCTTAGCATTTATTAATGTATTTATCTTTGCTCTATCTAATTTTATTGTTACTTTAGTTTTCATTAAATAAGCTCCAATTCAGTACTAAATACAGAACCATCTGGATTACGTGGTCTTGAAGATTTATAAATATCCTTTTTAAGTTCTTCGATTTTAATAAATCCCTCTATTAGTTTACCTGGATTAATATCACCTTCAATAATAACTTTACCAGAAAGAGTTACTAGTCTTCTTTCAGCATCTAAAATTTGTTTAGATCTCTCATCATAGCTACATTTACCTTCATAAATTAAATCTTCTTCTGGCTCCCCATCTTCATTAATAAATGTTTGATAAACCTCTACTGGTGTATTTAAAAGCCATTTAGGAAATGGTAATTTAATTCCCATAGTTATAGCCTCCTACTATTCAAACCAGTTTGAGATATGTAATTAATAACTTCTTTAGTAGTAGTTATTCCATTTACAATACTTCCATTAAAGCTAACAGATGTACTCCCAACTGAATAACCACTCAAAGGCATATTAATAAATTCACCATATTGTTCTATAAATTCAGCTTGTAAGCATATTGCCTTTTGAATTTTATCTTGTTGAAATGGAGATAAATTCTTAAATTCTATTCCTATTATTCTGTTATATGTTAAAACATCAATTTGATCTGATGCTCTTTCAAGTTTGCTTTCCACATCTTCATCAGAAAGTATTTTACCTCTAAACTTATCCTTGTAATATGAACTATCTACATAAGCCATATATTCACATCCTTATAAAGAAAAAGAAGCCTTAAACTAAGACTTCTTTAACTCTTTATTTTCAGCTTTAAGCGTTTTATTTTCTTCTTTTAATTTTTCATTTTCTTGCTTTAAATTGTAGTTTTCTTCTTTTAATGGATTTAATTCATCTTTTAACTTTAAATATTCATCATAAGAAATAGCCTTACCTGCTCCACGTTCTATAACTTCACCTTCATCGTTAACTATATCGTAACCTTGTTGTTTATAAAAGTTCTGTTCCGATTCTGTTATTGTATAAACTTTATTTTCTTTAATAGCCTTCATATGTCATTACTCCTTTCTAGCCCTCTGCCTCTGCATTAATAGCAATACCGCAAGCTTTATTTTTTATTAGGAATGTATCTCCATAACTTCTATTTTGGAATACATATTTGTCTGCTGTTCTACTATCTGTACCAGGAGTAAATAATTTAATATATGAATACTTACTTCTAGTTACCTGGCATGATGGATGTATAAGTATAATATTGATTTGTTTAGCATTTCCCTCTGGTACACAACCATTAGTAAAATTATATTTTGTTTTCATTCTTGAACTAGGTACTTTCTTAATAGTAACATCATCTAAAGAATATACTCTTCTATCTATATTTCCATTATTACTATTAACATCTATAGATCTTTGAATGTTTTGAGCGTTTTTGATTAATTTATTTATAGAAGGTGTAACATAAAGTATTCTTCCTTCTGATGGAACTCCCTCATCATCCATCTTCTCCATCTTTTCATCAAACCAATCTAATATATTTGCTGTAGTTAAAACAGTATTATCTATAACAGCTCCATTCACTTTATATGTTTTAGCCTCTGCATAAAGCTTAGAATATCTATAACTATCTTTTTCTGGTATAGCTTGTTCTGTTTCAAATACATTTTGTATATTTGCAACCTCTAAAACTAAATTAGTTTCATCTATATCCATTGGGTCTATAGCAAATTCTATATCTCTATCATGAGCTAGTTTTTTTGGCTCCCAATCATTAGATATCGTTCCTGTATTGAAACCCATGTTGCTTCTATTATGGTCCTTATATCCACTTACTGTTATGTTAGGTAGTTTAATTGTTTGTGCATTAATAAACTTAACTTGAGGGTTAGATTTTTCTAAATCATATGAAGTTAATTCTCTTGCATATTTTTGTTGCAATTCTCTTTCAAATTGTTCAGCATAACTATATACTGTCATTTAATCATCTCCATTTCTTATTTATTTCCAAATGCTCTTGCTAAGGCATCATTGACATTTTCTTTTTGTTTTACTCCACTATCAATACCAATTTTAAATCCTTTTTGTTCGTCTTGTTGTTGCTGTCCTTTAAAGTTTGGATATTTTTCTAACACTTTATCTACTGCCTGTTCCATTGTAACCTCTTCACTTACCATAGCTTTAGCTAATATAACAACATCATCAACACTATCAGCTAAAACTCCTTTAGATAAACAAGTAACCTTTACTTCTAGAGTATTAGCTCTATTCTCTGCATCTTGTTTAGCCTTTTCAGCATTTGTTAAAGCTTCACTTTGCTTTTCTGCTTCTGTCTTCTGACTATCTTTCCACTCTTGATACTCTTTGAGTTCTTCTTTTGATAGTTGTCCTTTTTTTTCTCTAGCAATTCTTTCTTTAATCATCTTGTTTACTTCTTCTTGAGTGAAAGTCTTTTCTTCTGATAGTTTTTCCTCTGTATCTTCTCCTTCAACTTTCGTATCATCTTTTGAAAAAGACTCTCCATTTCCTGCTCCATTATCTGGAGCTAATAATCTTCCTATTCCTAAACTTTTTCTTAAATTACAATTTTTTATCATAATTTTCCTCCTTTTATTCCATGCACAGTTTAAGCCTTAAGCACGTTTTGGGCAAAATAAAAAAGCCTTATTTCTAAGACTTTAATTATAATCTTGATACTTTATAATTTTCCCACTTCTTATAAGCATCTACATACATTTCTTTCTTATCTCCATTATAAGTACATTCATAATACATTCCATCTGAAATTGTAGTTCTTAATAGTGCTTTGTTATTTTGTAGTGTTTTACAGCTCCACACCATAAATACATCATCTGTTATAATTTCCTTTTTATCAGTCTTATCTAAATGTTTATTAGTATAGTTACATACTTCTTGTTTACACCATTCTAAAAAGTCTTTTTCATTCATTATTCAACTACCTCCTTAAATTTGTTCTCTATAATTATTTCTTCTAAGTTCTTTATTATCACTTAAAAGATTTCTTAACATTTTTTGATAGTTCTTAACTTTCATATTTGCATTATTTCTATTATCTTCATCTAAAGAACCTGCATAAACTCTTTTCCACTTTCTAAGTTGTCTTTCATAATATCTTTGCTTTTGCTCTGCTTCATATATTTTAATAGCTTTCTTACCATCTGTAACCACTGGAATTCTAGTTATGCCTGGAAAGTATGTTATTAATGTATGTCTACAGTTAGGGTGCAATAATCCTTCTGTTATAGCCTTACTAAGTAATGGATAATCTCCATCTTCTTTAGTTCCATGAGAAAATACATCATCAATAAGTATTTTTCCTTGCCATGTTTCACACATCTTGCAAGTATTAGCATGAGCTGATACAACTATCAAATGTACTCCATATTCATCACGTTTTTTCCCTTCACCTAAAAAAGTAGCTCTTTGACTAGCTGTTCTTAAGCACATCTCTGCATAACTAGCAATATTAACTTGTTTACCATCTTTATAGGTTATGCTATTTATACCTTTCTCAAGAAAATCTTTAGTAGCCATGTCTATAGCTTGGTTTAATGACTTAGTGCCGCTTTGTAAGTAAATATGTGTTTTAAATATAGTTTGTCTATATACATCATCCATTTTTCTTAAAACAGAATATTGGGCTTTCTTTAAATCATTAGTTACACTTTCTTGTAATGCTTCTAATTTTTTATCATTCACTCCAAAGAAATTTGTTTCTTGTTGTATATTATTTAATTTTTCATCTTGAAACTCTTTTACATCTACTGGAAATTTAACTTTATCCTTATGTACAATATTTTCTATATTTTGTTGTCCTTTGATAAAATTTCCATATAATTCTCTATATATTGCTTCTTGTATTGGTTTATTGTATTGTTTAACTATTTTTTTATTTCTTTTTCTATACTTTTCTAATGCTCTAAGTTTAGAAAGTTGCCATTGTTCCCATTTAAAACCTTCTTTGACTTGTTGAGTTTGATGAAAATAAAAAGCCCTATGCATATTAGAAATTAAATCAAGCTCCATTTGCTCGAATATTTTTCTAATATCATACGACTTGTCTCTTTCATTGTTAGAATTATCTTTAATTATATTTTTTCTAAATTTTTTTAAAATACCTTTTAACTTAGACGGCTTGTTATTCTTGTACATCTTCTTTATCCTCTACATAGTTTAACTCTTCATCATCAACTAACTTAGGCTCTTCTGCTTCAATATATCCATTTTGATCTTTTATTCTATTAACTTCCTCTTCTTTTTCTTCGTCTGTCCATGTATCTCCATACATCTCCTCTACACATTGCTCTATTGACATTACCCCGTAACTTTTAGCCTTTCCTACAGTTTCAACGATTACATCAAATGAAGGGCTCGCATACTCTCCAAATCCAACACTTACCTCATAATCTTTAGGAGTACGTTTATTTAAAATATCATTGGTTTTTAATACTGTATCAACTAAATTTGGTATAACTTCTGTTAATATATCAACTATCTTTCCTCTAGTATATAATGTGGTCTTTTCTTTTTCCCTTTGAGCTTCTGCATTATCTGTTTTCTTAAGGTCTATACCTAAAGTACTAGGACTTATAACTCCTTGTAAACACATGTCCACAGCATTAGAATAACTCTCTACATAAGCCTCGTAATTTATATTAGCTTGTTTCATATCTATTTGGTTTTTTGCATCTTCTGAAAGACTAGATCCGACCTTCAAGAATCTATTATCAAATGGATTAGGTTTCATTAAGTTTCCATTCATATCCTTTGGTACTAAATCTTCGGGTATATATTTTTGAACTCTTCCATCTCTTATTGCATCTATCCACTGAGATATAACTTCATCTAATGCATCAAATGAATCTGATTTACTATCAAATATACTTTTCCCTCTTCCTTCAAACTTAGGAGATTTAAAAAACATCAATGGGACTGCCATTATAAAATCAGCTACATATGTTACTGTAGACAACTCTCTAGTTTCATCTAAAGTACTTAAAGGAACTTCATCTCCATTACTATTATATAAATTATAATTTATATAACCTTTCCCATAAGTTTCACATAATTTATATTGCCTTTTATCTTTATTATAGAAAGTATAAAACTTTATTTCTTTTAGTCTTCCTCTCTTAGTTACATACTCTACTTTGTCACCATCAAAAAACTCTATTATAGGATAAATAGATATATCAGTATCAATAGATAATTTAAAAGCTCCATCTCCACAAACTAAAGCTGTCGTAATTATATCTCCTAATATATCATCAAACTTATTATCTTTTCTTATTTCTTCCCATAAAGCGTTATCTTCCTCTCCAGCAACTTCGATACTATCTAAATCAGCTACTACTATATCACTTAATTTATCAGCTATCATAGAAGGTAAGCCACTATGTATTTTTCTAATACTTAAATCTTCACTTGGTACAGCACTCCAAAATCTAGCTTTATTAACTGGATCACTAGATATACTTTTGAAAAACTGGTCCAACTCATATGGTTCTCCTATGTACCACAGTTTATTTCTTATTAAATTTGTTTCAAATGTATACGCTTCTTGTATTGTGATTGTATTTGATAATGCAGGCTGAACATTCAAGTATTTAATTGCAGCTTTAGTTAACATGCTCTTAAACCACCCCATTTCTACTCCTCCTTATAATCTCCTATTAGCTTTCTAAAAGGTATCCACCCATATTGAGAACTATTTATTGTATGGTCATTCGCATCCTCTGGCTCATACTTATCCTCTTTCCATGAATAGCACTCTAACTCCCTTATATGCTCTTTACAAGTATCCAAAACATAATAAAATACTTTACTATTAGTATTAATCCAGCCTAACATTAAGTGTATTCTATCTAGTATTGTTACTTTCTTATAAGAATTAATAAAGTTATACATGCACGGATTAGTTCTCTTAAACTTCTTAAGTTCCATTATAGTTGCTTGATCTGCACAATCTATAAATACATCTCTTGCAAATCCCCAATCTTTCCTATTTTTTTCTAAAAATTTAAAGAATTTAGGAGCTATATCACTAGGAGCTAATGGTATTTCTAAGTTTTTATTGTTGTATACTTCTTCATTCAACATTATTAATTCTTTCTTTTCAGTAATACCACTGAATGTAAATGCGAATGTATCTGGACTATTCTGTGAATATGCAGTATCAAGTCCTGCTGTAAATTGAATAAACTTTATTTTATTCTCTTTTACTTGTTTAATAACATAATCTTTAGATAAAACATTATTTTTTCTCTCAAAATTAGAGAATATAAGTCCTGTTGCTCTTCCTCTTAAACCTAATATCTTATTTTTATATAGCTTAGTCCCTTTAGGTGCACTTGTCTTTTTCTTTTCAATATCTTCATCACTTAAAGATGCATTATCATAAAAGGTAAAAAACCAATAAGTCCAGTTAGGCTTTTCTTCTGAATTGAGTTGCTCTAATATTTCTACTGGTACATCTTTTTTGTATTTATCTAATGGTCTACAGCAGTTTATAAATTCATCATATATTGGCAGGTTAGGATCATCTGGATTAAGTGTCATCATAAGATAATCATTTCTTGTACATATCTCTCTGACAAACTCTATGCTCGCTGTGTTAACTTCATCTATTAAAACACATCCGAATTGAGAACCTAATGCCATTTTCCACTTATCTACATTGTCATATCCTAAAATATATATTATCCTTTCTCCATTAGGCGTATTATATCTTATATGAGGTATTTTATTATACTTATCACCATTCCCATTATATTTAACTAAATCACCAAATACATCAGTAACTCCATATTCCTTTTGTATTATATTTTTTTCTGCAACCCCAGTTGTTTTAGCTGCTATAACATGCATTTTTTTAGGAGACTTAGCAACCTTTAGCATAAATTTAAGTATACCTACTGTAGTTTTTCCTGCTGCCGTTGTTCCTTCTAGTGCTTCAACTGGAGCCTCATACTTTAAAAAAGCTTTATATTTAGAAGATAATTTATATTCATCATTCATTATCTTCACCCTCTAACTGATTTAATATAGAATCTAGTTTAGCAGTTGAGTTAACAGCTTTATTTGAATCATCTTTTATCAATTTAGATTTTAAAGTTTCTATTCTCAACTTTTGTTCCTCAGTTGCTAAATCTTTATTATCATTAACCATAGACTCATATTGTTTAATTAAACTCCTTAATTCTCCCATAGCTCTACTTTGAGCATTTAAAAATGTGGCTTGTCTATCCCAAGCAAATTGGAACTCATACTCTATCTTTTGGCCATATTCACTAGTTTCTTCCTTCTTAAGTTCCTTTATCATTTCTTCTTTATTTTTAACATACATAATATGTTGAGCTCTTATTATTGCTGCATATTGAATTGTTATTTGCTCCCAAAGTATGTCTAATTGATTTTTCTCTGATATTTCTTTCATTAAATCCAGTGTTTCTTCTGGCATGTACTTAGAGAAAAAACCAAACTTTTCAGCATTTTTATTTTCTTTTGGAGCTCCATATCCAACTGAATTTTTATTATTAAATGGTGCACCTCTTTTATTTTTAGGTGCACCCTTATTTCGTTTCTCTTCTGTCCATTTATAGCGTTTTATCCATGATTTTAAAGTGTTTATACTAATATTATATTTATCGCATATTTCCTTTTGTTTAATGCCGTTTAAATATTCTTTTTTTGCTTTAACTTTTATTTCATCCACTTCACCACCTCACTTGTTTTGTTTGTTTTGCAAAATAAAAAAGACTAGAAATCAATCTAGTCTTTTTCGAGAACGTATTTAGTTAGTTTATACTCCATACCGCTACAGAGTGCTCTTAAGAGCCGTAAAGTTATATTGGTGAGAATTAAAGGAATCGAACCTTCTATCATCTAAATTAGATATTTTACCATTAAACTATATCCTCACGTTGCTAGGATAATTATTATACCCTAGCAATTATATAAAAAGGGGTATTGGGGAATAAAAAATTATAACATCTTCAATTTCCTATACTACTATATTAACACCTTTTTATCCGTAAAAAATCTTCATTTTGTAGTTAAAATGTAGTCAAAGTGTTGGGTTTCATATCATATTCATTGAATAATGGTAATTCTTCATAATTAGGATATAGCATCCCCATAACTTTATAAACTAATCTTTCTCTAATCTTATAGCAATGACTGCGATCCATATGTAATTTTATACTTATATACTTCATATTATTTTTACTTTTACTATTATAGAATAATTTAAAGAAATTAGTTTCATTGTGGTCTAAGCAGCTTAATGAGTTTTCTATCTTCTCTTTCTCTATTTCTTTTTCTAGTTTACTTTGCATCAGCTTAGCTATTTTCTTTTCTTTAGCTATAACCTCTTTTTCAACACTCCTAGAAATATTATAGGTTACACCTGTTCGTTCATCATAACTTATGGCCCCACAACCTCTATATTCCAGTTTCTCTTTCTTTATATCTAATTCTATATTACTTATTTGAGCTTCTAAAAACTTATAATTATGTAATCTTCCTTCTACCTTTTTAAATAGTTCTTTTTTTTCCATAAGCAGTCACTTCCTATTTCCTTTTAACTTATAATATCTTTCATTTCCTCTAGACATTTTTCACATATTAAAATATTTTTTACATTTTTTAAATCTTCTTTTGATCCACATAAAATACATGAATCATTATGTTTTTTTACTGTAATAGCTCCATTTTCACATACTATTTCAACAGGCTCATTTTCCTTTATATTTAACATTTTTCTAAATTCTTTTGGTATTACAACTCTTCCTAATGAGTCTATATTTCTTATAATTCCTTTATTTGTTTTGCCATTCATACTATCACCCTCCACATATTTCTAATGCTTAAAATTTTATAAATAATAATTATACATACATTTCCTTAAATTTTGCTTAAGTTTAAGTAAGCTTTAAATTTCTTGTATTGTAACCTCTACCCTAGGCTTATTTGAAAAATACTTAGAAGCTATTAATTCAACTATTTGAGTATCATCTTTGTAAGCAACTTCATTTAAAGCATCACATATTACCTTTATAACATTGTCTGCATCAGGCTTTATATTGTGAGGTCTAATTTCTCCATTTAACTTAGCCTGTTTTTTCTTTTTGCTATCACTTTTAGCTATTGGATAAAAACAATTTATAGCTATCTTTATAGGTCCTTCAAAATATGTTTTGACCTGTGATCTATACAATAACTTTATATAGTTTTCATACATAACAGTTTGTTCTGGTGTTTTTATTCTTCCATAACTCAATCTTGGTCTTCCTTTACCCTGTGGTTTCCCATCTATTGTAAAATTAACTTCCATATCAATCTCCTAAATCTTTTATATTTTTTTGAATAACTGATTTATAACTTCATATAATAGAATTATCTTCTGTGTATGATCATCGTGTACAAACGCATTTATCATTAAAGGCTAGATTAATTTCTAGTCTTTTTTCTATATAAAATGTAAAATTTATCTTTTCATTCAGTCAATTATTTCTCTTTAGGTTAACGAATATTTATTTTTTTAAGAGTCAAACTATTCTAGAAAGGTGGTTTTAATGTGAAAAAGAAAATAATTGTACTTTTATTATCTTCATGCTTTTTATTAAGCCTATCTAGTAGTGTTTATGCAGTTAACCTATTTAAAGAAGGTGTCTATAAGGTTGCTGATTTAAACTTTTCTGAGGATAACAAATATATAGTTCAAAATGTTTCAAAAACTGAAGGAGCTTATCTTCAAGTATTTGACGAGAATCAAGTTTTAGTTCAGTCTATTAGATTTTCTCCTGATTCTGAAAAGTTTAATTTAGTTAAAATTAGTCCTGAGTATAGAATAGTAATACTTGGTGGTGGAAATATTTACATCTATCCATCTTAATAGTTTTATTTATTGAAACTACCTAATTAAATAATCTACTAAATTAAAGGTGCTCCAATTGGGCATCTTTTCTCTTACTTTAATATCTCCACCTCATAAACTTTAGATTTTATTTTCCTTCTTCAACTGAATTAGATTTAATCCTATTAAAATTTATAACTATTCCTCCTTATTACCACCTTTAATCCCCCAAGCACTCATTATTTTATCTGCACTTTCTGGAAACTTTACTTTTCCATTGATTTCTAATCCACATATGCACTGTGCCAATGCCATATAATTTGGATATGTTTTATAGTCACTTGGTTTAAAGAATGTTTCTTTTACACTTGGTATACTAGCTTCTTTCTTCATAGTATCAACTCTCCATAAATTTAGGATTTAGATAATTCTCTTTCATCTTATTAAAATAAGCTTCTCTTATTTCTTCCATATCAAATCCTAATGAATATACAAGCTCTACATACTTAACTATTAAAGTGTCTAGCTTATGCTTACCAAACATCTTTCTCCATGGTAATGTAGTTATTTTATAAGCTATATAAATAAACTGGTTCTCTAAACTTGTTGTTTGTGTTTCTTCAACTGAAGCAATTAAATCTACATCTAATTCATTTGCTAAATTTCCTAAATGACTTAACAAATCTGCTAATTCCTCTTTTAATCTATCTTGGTTAACTTGTGATCTATCCCACCACTTATGTATCTTAGTTTCATTTAATACTTCTACTAACTCACTTAATAAAGCTAATGTAAGCCACATAGGAACTTCAAATTTGCTTTCTTGATACTTTATTCCTTCAACATTTCTCAAGTAGTCTAAAAACTTTTCTTGCTCTTTTTTCACATAGTTCAAATTTATAATTTTAGTCATTTCTATTTCCCCTTAAATTTAAAATCTTTGTTTCGTGTAAAAATATATCTATGTTTATATTTATATTTATGTTGTATATAAAATCCAACTCCAGCAGGATTAAGTCCAAAGTTTTGTGCTGCTTCTTTCCCACTTTGAAACTTATGTAGTTCACCTGTTTCTATATCAAATACATAAGTTTCTTTACATCCATTTTTATTTCCAGCTCTTTTTTTATTAGATTTTTTCTTTTGATCTCTTCTATTTTGTAATGCAATCTTTCTAACACACTCATCTACTGATAATCCTGTTACTATGCAAGCTAGTAATGCCATATAATTATCAGTAAACTCAAAATCACACATATTGGAGTATTTCACTCTACTCACCTCTATTTAGCTTTTCTTGCGTATATTTGTATTTATAATAATCTAATCTTTTTCTTATAGTTAAATCATCTTGTTGTATAGATAGCTCATCTTCCCATACTAAGATTAGTTTATCTAATGTACTTTCAAATCTAATTGGATAGTTTTCTTCAAGAGCTTTAATTATGTATCCAGTTTTATTTGAAATCTTACCTGAGTCATAAGTTATTAATAGTTTTTCAATCAAGTAATATATATCTCTTTTTGTTTTGTTGAATGTATCAACAATAGCTTTAATATTTTTATTATCTAATTGAGGAAAAAATATAGAAACAACATCATCAGCATTTTCTATATGTTGTTCTATCTCTATGTCTTTCTCTAACTCTGTCTCTAACTCTGTCTTTGTCTCTATCTCTATCTCTGGTGGAGTTTTGTCGGGACATTTTCGAGACAAATGTCCTAATGATTGTCCAGACATTTGTCCTAAAGCTTTCTTTTCTGCTTCAATCTTTTTTCTATAAGCTCTTTTTCTATCTGCCTCTGTAGAAGATGTACCTATATAGTTTTGTATATCTAACATATAAATAGCTCCATTATCCAAAACTTCTATTAATCCAAGGTCTCTAAATAATCCTATGGCTTTCTCTATAACTGCTACAGGAAACCTTGTAACATTAGCTAACATAGTTGAGTTATATGGTATCCTATCATTTACCATGAGTTTACCTTCGTTCTTTAAACTTCTAAGGTATAACTTTAAAAGTATATTCGAGTACATATATCCATCTGGCATACTTTCTAAAATTATCATCTCATCTCGTTCATAAAAATTATCTACTAACTTTAAATAATAATATTTTTTATTATCACTCAATTCTCTCACCTTCTTATGTTATGATGCTTGAGGTAAGAGTAGATATTAATTCTCCTACCTCTTTGGTATTATTAGTTTGTTTCTATAGATGTTTGTCCTTCTTCATCTTCCTTTATCTCAAAGTTAGCTTCTATAGACTCCGTTTCATCAAATACTAAACTCATATCTTCATCTATTTTTGTCTTGACTGTTTCATCTGAACTAACTGCTCTTTGCATTTCTATACTTAATGGAGCATATTTTAAAAGTTGTTTTATAACTGTTTTCTTTGCCATTGCATCAAAATCAGTTTGCCAAGGTCCGTTATTAAAAGTCTTACTCTTGTTCTTAGCATGAGTTAATATTTCATCCTTTGTCATGAATATAAAGCTATGACCTCCAGTGTCTAAATGGTAAACTGCATAATATCCTATAACTTCTCCCCTATCACCTTTTAGTACCGGTTCATGTATTAAGTCTTGATGTAGTCCATACTTAACCTCAAACTTGTCATTTTCTCTTACTTCATGTGCATATAAAGTTTTTATCTTCCCACTTCTTAATGCTAATTCTAGTAACCCTTTGTATCCAACTTGAAATTGAACCTTATTTCCATATGGTATTAAGTAAGCTTGTCCTAAGGGTGTATTTGGCTCTAGTCCTAATTGTGCTGAATCCATCATTGCAGCTAAAAAACTCATAGGCTCACAATTTAAGAATTTAGGATTACTCCCAAAAGCAGTTAATGCTACCCTTTGGAATCTCTCACTTGACATATGTTCTGGTAAAGCTTTCTTTATTTGGCCTGCCATTTGTGTCATTAACTGTTCCATTGCTTTATTTGGACTAACCTTCTTTACTGTTGTTGATCCTGTCGCTTTATTTGCTAATTTATTTTTTAAATCACTCATTTCATCTACCATCCTTTTCTAATTTATTTTCCTATTCTAAAAGTTCTTGAAGTACTTGTTTTTGTATATTGTGCTGCTATATCTGGCATTTCAGATTTAAGCTTTTTACTATCTATTGAATTCCTACTTGAAGTTTTCCAAGTTATTTTTCTATCCCCTATTTTTGCAACTTCAAAATCTTCCATATGAAGTTGTATTTCCTGTTCTATTAGTTTCTTTTCAGTTTCTAAGGCTTTTATATCTGTAACTATCTCGTCATATCTTAAAAGCTTTTGAAGACCATCTTTTAATAAGTGAAGTTCTATTTCTTGTCCATTTGATTTTTTATACTTTTCTTTTAAATATTCTGAATAAGCATCTGATCCATCTGGTAAAGGAACTATATCTTTTAATATGTTCTCCTCCCAAAACTCTTTTTCTATTTGCATAAGATAGTCTATCGTTTCCTGATCTCTTTCTATCTTGTGCCATATAAACTCGCTATTCCCTATTAAAGCTGCTATATAGCAATGTGTTGCTCCTGTTATGGCCATATAGTGTAGGCATTGTATTTCATAATGTGGGGGTACTCCATCTTGCCATTCTTTAAGTGCAAATGAATTAGTTGTCTTACATTCTAAGAATGCTTTTTCTCCTACTATAGCTCTATCTATGTTAGCTAGTCCAAATGGATATATTTCATTTTTAAGTATTCCATTTACATTTCTTACTTTTAATCCAGTTTCTTCTGTAAATAGCTCAGCTACTAACCCTTCTAACCTATTACCTAGTTCCATTCTTAAAGATTTAATCTCTTGTGGATTCTCTTCTTTCTTATCCATATAAAGTTGGATTGAACTTTTCCAAGGATTTAATCCTGCTATTGCAGATGCATCACTTCCACCTATTCCTGCTTGTCTATTTTTAAGCCATTCCTCTTTTGTCATAGTCTTTGTATCAGCTATTACCTTTGCATCTAGGTATTTTCTAAACTTTTCATTCTGAGATAGTATTGCAAATTCGCTCATAATATGTTATCCTCCTATTAGTTTTTAGTGATTTGTAAGAACTCATTTTAAGTTTGGCCGCTTATGAGTTCTTACTTTTTTTATACAATTTGTTTATTCTCCATATCTCTTTTTTCAAGCATTTCACTTGACCATGTAACTTTTCTTTTAAGTATCTCTATCTCTGCATCTTTATAATTTAATAAATCATCTAATGCCCTAATTACACTATTATTTTCTTTAATTGTATTTTCTAATTTAAATTTTTTATCTTCTAGCCTCTTTATATCAATTAAAAGACCCTCTTTATATCTGTTATATCTCTTTCTTGATACCGGTATTAAGTTATTTAAAAATTTAAACATGCTCATTTCCTCCTATGCTTGTCCTAATTTATTTAAACTCAAGAGCTTGAGCCCTTTGAGCATAATATTATTTCTTAATCTCTAGCTTGCCTTCTTTGTATAATCTTTTAGCTATTTTGTAGTTAACTCTTGCAATTCTATCAAGTATATATTGAATTTCTTCTTCTGTTTGTTTTCTCCCAAGCCTTACTTCCGGAGAGATCATTTCAATAGTTCCATGCTCTGTTTCTGCAATAGTTCCATATTCTGTTTCTCTTCTTTTAGTAGCCATAATTTCAACCTCCCTATATATAAATCATATGAATTTCTAAAATTGTCCTATTCTAGAATTATGCTTTTAACATCTACCCCTAAAGCCTTGGCTATCTTGCCTGCTGTAGATGCTCTTACTGCTATTTCATTATTCAATACTTTTGATATTGTTTGTCTTGCTAATCCTGTTCTTTCTGCTATTTCATTAATTGAATATCCACTTCTGACTACTTCTAGTTTTAATGATTTTAAATCTAATTTAACTTTCATAGTTCCTCCTTGATTCGATATCATATATTTATGTTTTGTAATTCTATTGTTATTTTCATACCATTAATTCCTATACCTCGGCTTTTTAATTGATCTTATTTTTAGTATTTTGCAAAAATTCTAACTTTTTCTATTTTTTTCAACATATTTTTGTTATAATTTAATTAGGTTAACACCTAAATAAATCGAAAGGTTGTGAATTTATGAGTCATTCTACTTCAAATGTATTTAATACTTCGAATACAAAAGCAATACTATATCTTCACTCTGATAAATCTATAGAAATTTCTGGTTTAAAAAGTATAAGTTATACTACAAAAGATACACCTATGAATGAACCTATTTTTTATCCTATAGAAAATCTAGATACTTTCTCTTTAAATAATAAAGTTTACATTAATTTTTCAGGCACAAATAAATCTATATCAATTAATGCTTCTGAAATAAAATACATTGAATTTTGCAAAACATTTTAGTTTTTTATTTTTATATAACTATTATCTGCTCTTGAACTTGCTCTTCTTGAGCAGTTTTCTCTTTAAATTCTATTGTTACTTCCATACGATTACCTCCTAGCCTCTTTATTTTATTATGCAAATACTACTTGATTATTTAACATACTTATTTGTTCATTTAATGCTATTGTTAAACTATATTTTTCTACTATATCAATAGCCTCATTTAAATATCTTCTCTTTATAGCCTTATAACTGTTAACATCAAATTCTCTTTTTAATTGTCTATGTATATCACTATATACTTTTGCTCTTATTGACTTATTGTTATAGGCTTTGCTTCCATGTCCACCAAGCACCCTAGTTCCTACTCTCTTAACTGCTTTTGATATTTCTTCACACTCAACTGTAAAAAGTGGTATATCCTCTTTAAAGTCTTTTAAATCTTCTTTTACTTCCTCAATTTTCTGTCCTTGCTCTTCAAGTGCTTCATACTGTAGTTTTAATAACTCCATAGGACTTAATATTTTAGCTGGTTCTTTTATTTTAGTTTCTAATGCTTCTATGTATTGTTGTGTTTTATATCTAACTAATGCACTTTCCTTATTTAACATTTGCATTATTCCTGCTTTATTCATTTTGTAACATGGTTGTTTTTTATTTTGACTATTTATATAAATTGACTCGGAAAAATTTCCGACTCCTTTTATTCCTGCATTCTCCAATAATTCAATTTCTTTTCTTATACTTTTTAACATATCATCATGTTTTTTTAATATTTTATTTCCTTCTTCTTTCCTAAAGTGGTTTATTAAGTCAACTAATTCCACACTAGTCATTGTTACTATTTCTTCATTTGTTACTTTAATTAAATCACTCATTTTTATTCCTCCCTATTATTTTTACTTGGTTTAGTTTTCTAAACTTTTTGTTTAAAAAAATATTCTGGTATTTCTTCTTTAGATAAATTTAAAAGAACATATGCTCTGCTTATTTCTTTTTGTGAAAAATCTAAATGGTTGTTAAGCCTTTGACTCAAAGCTGTCCTTCCTATATTAAGAGCTTTTGCAAAATTATCTTGTGTATCATAATATTCTTTAATTTTACCTTTTAACTTGCTGTAATCAAATCTCATTAATGCTATCCTCCTTATCTATTTTAAGTTTAGTTTTCTAAACTCATTTCTTGATTTCATTCTATCATCAGCCTTTTTTCATGTCAATAGCTTTTTTTAGTTTTCTAAACTTTTTTTCACTCTATAAGTTTTTTTGTTGTGTTTTCTAAACTTTATAAGTATACTATAAGTTATAAAAGGAGATGAATTATAATGGGAAATACATCTATTAGAATAAAAGATGCTTTAAAAATTAGAGATATGAAACAGTCTGAATTATGTAAGTTAACTGGAATCTCAAAAGGTGCTTTAAGTTCATATATTTCTGGCACTTACGAACCGAAACAAAGAAATATATATAAAATAGCCGAAGCTTTAGATGTGAATGAAGCTTGGTTAATGGGTTATGATGTTCCGATGGAAAGAAATCTATCTCAAGAAGAATCTGATATAAACTATAATTTAATAGAGTCAGAAGATTCAGAAGAAATAGGAATATTGATAAAAAATCTTCGCATTGAAAAAGGATTAAGCCAAGAAGAGTTAGCTAGTCAATTAGGATTAAAGGCAGTCACAATCAATAAATATGAAAATGGGCATGTTGGAAAGATGAAAATATCTATTATTCAAAAAATGGCTGAAATATTTGATGTGAGCCCAGCTGTATTAATGGGTTGGATAGGAATAGAAGATGATAAAAAAGATAAACAAAAAACTAAAAAGTTAAGAGATATTATTATAAAGAAATATGGTAGTATACAAGAATTTTCTAAAGTAGTTAACATTCCAAGTACAACTTTGACTAGTTATCTAGATAGAGGTGTTGGTGGTATGGCAGTGGATAGAGTTATTAAAATTTGTGATATATTAAATATCGATATTAAAACATTCGATACTATTAAAGAATGTGAAGTTTTGGAAATTGAAGATATTAATAATAAAAATGTAAATATAAAAAATAAAGATACTATATCTATTAAAGAACGTAAATTACTAAATAGTTTTAATAATCTTAATGAAACTGGAAAGGATGAAGCAATTAAAAGAGTTTCTGAATTAACTCTTATTCCATCTTACATAAAAGAACAGCCAGCCTCTGACATAAAAACAATCGCTGCTCACAATGACCATTTAACTGAGCATGGTGAAATGGATAAAATTATGCAAGACATAGAAGATATGGATAATTGGTAAAAGCTAGGTGAATTATGTGAATATATATGAGGAATTACAACAAGAGGCATATGAGAATAATATAATTTTAAAAGAGGTTGCTCTTAAATCTAATTCTGATGGGTTATATTATGATGGGAAAATTGCTATTAATAAAAATAGATTAACTTCAAATAAAGAAAAAGCTTGTGTATTAGCTGAAGAGCTAGCTCATCATTATACAAGCTATGGAAATATATTAAATTTAGATGATATATCAAATTGTAAACAAGAATATAAAGCTAGATTAGTTTCTTATGACAAATTAATTGGATTGAATGGTCTTATTGATGCATGGAAAAACCGTTGTAGATCTAAAGAAGAAATAGCTGAGTTTTTAGATGTTACTATTCCTTTTTTAGATGAAGCTCTTGAGTGTTACCAGAGTAAATATGGAGTATCTACCCAAATAGATAATTATACTATATCATTTTCTCCTAACTTTAAAATAATTGAATTAATATATATAAAATAAATAAAAAAGATGTAGAAAACTACATCTTTTTTATTTATCTTATACAAATGTTGCATGGGTCTACTTTACCTTGTTGCTTAGCTTGACGCACTGTCATACTTGTTATATTAGTACTTCTCTTTAAAGCCACACAATCTTTTGTTAGATGATAACTCTTCCCCTTAGGGGTTGTATATACTATAGTATCTTCTGTTATTCCAGGTTTAGGTGGTACTGGTATAACTGGATGTGGATTATTTTCAACTCTTCCTAACGTAACTACTGCCTCTGCTCTAGTTATATTGTTTAATGGTCTGAACGTATTGTCCTCAGAGTATCCTTTCATATATCCTGCTTCTAGTATGCTCTCTACTGCATCCTTGGCCCAGCTAGAAACTGCCCATCCATCACCATAGTTATTTATCTTATTATGATATGTATCAGTTATTCTTTTATAGTTAGATATCATTTTAGCTGCTTGTTCTCTAGTTATAGGAGCATCTGGTTCGAATGTTTTATTCGATGTTCCTCTACATACACCATTAGTAACTGCAATATCAATTTCATTTTTAGCCCAGTGACCCAGGGTATCATTAAATACTATCCCACTACCATTACGTAAATTAAATGTCTTATTTAATATTTTTACAAACTCAGCTCTTGTAATAGAGTTTTCCGGTCTAAATGTACCATCTGGATATCCATTTATATATCCTTTACTCATAAAATCATTTATTTGATTATATGCCCAATGTCCTAATATATCAGAAGATTTATACATATTAGGTTTACTACTTTCCTCTACATACATTTTATTACTTGCATTTGCTATAACTATATTAGATGTTATAATACCACAAGATAGTATAATAGCTATAATTTTTTTCATAATTTCCCCTCCTTTATATTGTTTCTTTGATATTGTACCATAAACTTATGTAATATTTTGGAAAAACTTGTAATTAAATTATTTTTCAAATAAAAAAATCTGATTTTTTAGATATTACTATTTATTTTTCAATGAAGTTCTTGAGTGCTATAAGAGTAAGTATGGTGTATCAGTTAAAATTGATAATTATACCATTTATTTTATTCCTAGCTTTATCATAAGTGAGTTCGTAGATATATTTTAATTTTTAAAAATAAGCCGAATAAATTATTCGGCTTATTTTTTTATTTAAGTTTCAATTTTATACTAATCTATTTTAATATCATAAGATTGAAGTTCTTCATAATTTTCATTTATTACTACTAATTTTCCTTCTAAATTTTTTAATTCATCTAATTTTTTAATATTCATAAATTGAATTATACCATTAGCTGTTTTACCTGGCATTATATCTAAACTAAACATAGCATCTTCCATAGTTCCATTAATAGATGTATCTCTAGTTTGTACAATTATTTTCTTATCAGATTTATTTTCTATTTTAACTACATATCCTGCTCCAAATGTATCTGCCTTTTTTTCAGTTACTACAGCTTTTATAAGGCTATCATCTACTAATACTATATCTTCTTTTTTTTCATCAGATTTAGTTATATTTGAGTCTTGTTCCTTAGACTGCTCTGTAGGAGTAGCTTTACCTGAATCAACTTTTTTACTTTCTTGCGAAGAACATGCAACTAACGACATAGATGCTACTCCGACTAATATTAAATTTAAGATTTTTTTATTTATTTTCATTTGACGTCTCCTTTTTAATGCATTTTCATTTATATTATAACAAATTTATTTGTCATAATTTGTAAAAAATTGCCATTTAAGTTTTTTATTATTTAATATATATTACCTAGTAAAATTTAATAATGTAAGAACATATTTTCGATTCAGTATTGTAAGTAATTACCATATATTTTAATATAGTATTATATTTACTTAGTTAAAGGCGGCGATAAAATATGAAAACTTGTATTTACTTAAGAAAGTCACGCTCAGATGAAGAAGCTGAAAAACAAGGCGAATTTGAAACATTAAGTAGACATAGATCTACTCTACTAAAAGTAGCAAAAGAACAAAATTTAAATATAGTAGAAATAAAAGAAGAACTAGTATCTGGTGAAAGCATTGCTTATAGACCTAAAATGTTAGAACTTTTAGAGGAAGTAAAAAATGGTTTCTATGATTCTGTATTAGTTATGGATATAGATAGACTTGGTAGAGGTAACATGCAGGACCAAGGCCTTATACTTGAAACTTTTAAAAAGTCAGCTACTAAAATTATAACACCTAGAAAAACATATGATTTAAATAATGAGTGGGATGAAGAATACTCTGAATTTGAAGCATTTATGGCTCGTAAAGAACTTAAACTTATAACTAGACGTATGCAAAGAGGTAGAGTTAAAAGTGTTGAAGAAGGAAAATTTATAGCTAGTAAGCCCCCTTATGGATATAAATTTGTATTTGATGAGTCTGGAAATAAATCTATGGTTATAGATGAAGATAAAGCAGAAGTTGTTAGAATGATATTTGATTTATATGTTAATAAACATTATGGTGGCGTTAAAATAGCCACTCATTTAAATTCATTAGGTCTAAAAACCACTACAGGTAGAACTTGGTATGATAAAGGTGTTAGAGATATATTAAAAAATAAAACTTATGCAGGATATGTTGTATGGAATAAAGTTGAGAGAGGAAAAAATAGCTCTAAAACTAGACCTATAGATGAGCGTATTGAAGCCAAAGGAATTCATGAACCCATAATAGATGAATCTATATTTTTAGAAGCTCAAAGTTTATTTAAATCAAATTTCATACCTTCTACTAAACAACATTCAACTATAACTAATCCCCTAGCCGGCCTAATAGTTTGCTCTGAATGTGGTCATAGAATGATAGCTCAACAGTCAACTTATAAAAATAAAGAAATAGTTAAATTTGTTAAGTGCTTAAACTGTGGTAAAAATAGAGGTATCAGACTTGATATTTTAGAAAAAGATATAATCAATGAGCTTGCAGATTGGGTGGATGCTTATAATGTTTCAATTAAAGATTTAGATTCTAACGAAAATAAAAATCCAAATTTAGAATCTTACTACTCTATTATAAAATCACTCGAATCTGAATATCAAACCTTAATGAAACAAAAGGAAAATTTACATAACTTATTAGAGCAAGGAATTTATGATGTAGATACATATTTAGATAGATCTAAGATTCTAACAGATAAAATTGATTTAAATAGATCTAATTTATCTCAGGCTAAAAAAGATTTAGAAAATGAAAAAGAATCAGTGTTCTCTATAGCAGATATAATACCTCAAATCAAAAAAGTACTAGAATTATATTATCAAAGCAGTGACATGCAAGAAAGAAATGAGTTGCTAAAAGAAGTTATTGATTACATAGACTATAGCAGAGAGCCTAAAAAAAGAACTTCCAGGTTTAATATAAAAATATACCCAAGGTTAATAAAAAATAAGTAA